AGTATTCACGTTCTTTAGCGTATGGGGCCGTCGTGTAGTAATCACGCAGGTCCGATAAGTAAGGAACGATCCAAGTTGGTGGGAAGCAATCACGCCACTACGACGGACGCATACACGGAACGACGACCACTTGAAATAAGTGGTAAACGTAATTCAGTGCTTTAGCGGCCTCAAAAGGCGTATTTGGCTCCCAATTTCAGTCCGTAACCTGCATCGCTGTCTTTGAACTTGGCGTAGCTGGCTTCGGTGTAAAGACTCATGTTTTCAGCCAAAGAAGCCGATGCGCCAGCTTTGCCGGAAAAACCCCATTCGCTGTCAACGGTGTCATTTGACATTGCAGGGCCTGCCTGAATGTAAAAAGGTCCATCCTCATAACCAACGTGCAGCTCTAGCGAAGAACCAGAGAACTGTGAGCCAGAAAATCCACCGTTGAATTCCGGGTTAAAATACAACCCATCAAGGCCCTCAGCCATAGCGGGTGCACCAGCTAGTGCGATCGCACTTGCAATAGCAACAGGTTTAAGCATTTGGAGAAAGGAAAACCGCTGCCACCTTAGAGCGGATCTCGCTTACCAGCAAGAATCATGCAAGCACGCTTATAAAACATGCTGTCAGTACGTCCTTGTCGTTCCATCAGCTCTTTTATCTTCTTCCAATTCTCAAGGGTGTGACGATCCATCACCTTCCTTGACCACGATACATTTTTTTATTATGTCGCGGTTTTGAATTTGAGCTTTGACCTTGACGACTTTTTTTAGGTTTGCCCTTTACAAAAGTTTTGCCAAGAGCGGTGCGTGACTTTACGGCCATCATTCAGCAGACATAGAAAGAAGCGCCCAGCCCATCACGAGCAGGACGCCAGTTGCGACACCAACCAAAAAGGTCATCAGGACGGTTCAGTCGGCCAAGTCACTGTAAAAGGAAACCCGTCTTGCGCTGAAATGTCGCGCAGAGCTTGACGATAAGTTGCCCATGCAGCGGTGTCACCTGGAGCGTCTGCCAGCTGGGTGTAGTCAGTTTGGCTTAGAAGACGATTGCGATAACCACGTACGTTCGCGCTCGCTTTGTCTTCTGGCAGTTGTTCCACAGTCCAGAATTGCGTCCAATCAGGACCAATGCGCCTGAGGCTCTGTGTAACGCGTTGAGTTTTGCTGTCGAAGTCAGGGACTTCAGTTTCAACAACGCGGACAACGTTGTAGGCAGCAAATGTTTCGTCGGTGATGTTTTCTGGAAACGACGTTCCAGGGTTTTCCCTTAACAGGTCAGCAGAGCTGTAAGGAAACTTGCTGGGCTGGCCGTCGATGAGCTTGGCGTACATGGCTTAAGAAATAGTGAAAGCCCAGGCTGCGTCTAGCGATGCGTCAACAACAAACAGTTTAGAGCCGTCTGGTTTGAATCTTAAACTCTGCATCGATCCGTAGTACTTACCATTTAAGCCTTCTTCTGGAGTAAAAGTTACGTCAAAACTGGCAGTCGATATGTCCCAATTTGTCTCCAATGTGTATTGATGTATTTCGTCGTCACTGACGTCTAAAACGTACATGCGATCTCCGGTTGGAGAAAGTTCAACCCCCTGAGGCGAACCCGTTTTTGCTGAGACGTCAAAACTTTGATTAAAGCTTTCAGTTGAAATGTCCCAGTCAGTGCTGAGGTCATATTCATGAACCTTGTCAGTGCTGCTACAGCTGACATAAAATTTTGATCCATCACTTGCAAATGCCAGCCCTGATGGCAATGGTGCTTCAGTCCCAACATAAACAAATTCGTCGAAACTTGCAGTCGAAATATCCCACGCAGTAGTCAAATCGTAAGCGTAAAGACGATCATTTTGACTGCCTAAAACATACATTTTTTTGCCGTCATCGGCACTGCCATCGTTTCTAAAAAACAACTCGCTAATGCTTGCGTCTTGTGAGCTTACGCTGAAAGATGTAGTAAAACTTGCAGTTTCTATTGCCCAAGCAGTAGAAAGACTGTATTCTCTAATTACACCTGATCCGGCACCGCCTACAAACATTTTTGAACCGTCTGACTTAAAAAACAAACCAGTCGCAACAGCATCTGTTAGTTCAAAATAATCAGTCGTCGGATAAGAAAATGTGCCGGTAGAAACGTCCCAATCTGTAGACAAAGAAAGCTGAAACACTCGGTCATAAGTGGTGTCTAAAACAAACGCCTTTGACCCATCAGGCTTGAAAATTAGACCGGTAGGCTCAGTTGTTTCGGCAGCAATGCTTAAGTTGTCTGTATAAGAAGCTGTTGAAATATCCCAAGCTGTTGACAAACTGTATTCGCCAATATCGTCCCCAGAATATCCCCCTATATACATTGTTTTGCCGCTGTTAGCACCTCCATCGTTTCTAAAAAACAAACATTTTGGAACGGTTTCCTGAGCGGAAACTGAAAAACTTTGATCAAAAGTGGCGGTCGATATGTCCCAAGCCGTTGACAAACTGTATTCATGCACGCTATCGCTATTGCTATCTAGAACATACATTTGCTTGCCATCTTCAGCACCACCATCGTTTCTAAAAAACACACCGGTAGGATTTGCGGCTTTAGCGCTTACGTCAAAGGTCTGGTTGTAACTTGCGCTTGAGATGTCCCAGTCAACGTCTAAATCATACTCATATATGCTGTCATTAATGTTCCCCGAAATATACATTTTGCTGCCGTCAGTTTTAAATGTTAGCGCCAGCGGTGCACCATCTTGCGCGGAAACTGAAAAACTTTGGCCGTAAACTGCAGTCGCTACGTCCCAGGCTGTGCTTAAGTTGTATTCATATACTTTGTCACCGGTGCCGCCAAGATGATACATTTTTGTGCCATCAGTTTTGAAGGACAGTCCTCTTGGAGACGTGTCCTGACTGTTAACACCAATCCAATTTTTTCCGTCGCCATCAAAAGACGCGAATTCAATATCGAAGGAAGTGTCAACAGGCTCCGCTGCATTCCCAGCGGCTGATGTGATCAGATTACGTCCCAACATCAGGCTGCACTCCCGACATAAGCTCCGTACAGCGTAGTTGAGAGCTGCCAGAACACAAGGACATCATTTGCGGTCAGCGTTGGAGCGGTGTTGCCGCTAGAAGTGACCCAGGTAATTGTTGGCCACGTCACTGTGTAACTGGCTCCGTTAATCAAGTGCAAGACAAGCGATTGTCCGTCTTCCAACGATTCCGTAAACGTAGTGTTGGCAGCCAGCGTTTTGATCTGTACCGAACCAGCATCTGGGTCGAGATCAGTACCCGTCAGCGTTGACGTTGCTTCCTTGATTTCAGCAAGCGTTGTTTGACCCGTAATTGCAAGAGTTGAATCAAGCGTTGTCGCTCCAGTGACGTCCAGCGTTCCAGGGACATCAATGTTGCTCGCAAACTCGACGCCCGTTCCAGCAGAATCTGTTTGCAGCAGTTGACGTGCTGTGCCGTTTGCAAGCTTGCTAACTGCAATCTCAGCAGATGAGCTGATGTCGGCGTTCACGATGACGCCAGAACCAATAGCGGTCACGCCAGTGTTCGAGATCGTGACATCGCCAGTAACTGCACGACTCGTTGCAACGCCGCCGCTGCTGCCGACAAGAATGTTGCCTGATGACAGGGTTGCAAACTTCGTAAATGCAATGCTCCCTGCAAGCATTGTGTTTGTGACTGTGCCTGTATCTCCCGTGCTTACCAAGGTGCCTGTGACATTAGGCAGCGTCAAAGTAATGTCACTGGTTGGATCGCCCGGATTCAGCGTCACCTCATAGTCGTTGTCTGTTGTGCCTTCAAAAATGATCGTGCCGCCAGTGTCGATCGTGACATTGCCCGTAAATGTCGGGCTTGCAGCTCCAACTTTTTCATTGTCAAGTTCTTCAATTGCAGACTGAACGTTGGTCGCAACAATGTTGCCAGCAGCCGTGAAGCCAACGTTTTCTGCAACCTGCGCAGTCAACGTATCCGAGACATCGATTTCGGTGTATGCAGTACCGGTTGAAAGAATAAAGTCTGGCGGACTAAGCGCAACCGCTGGCGCAGGTGACGTTCCAGTGCCAGCTTCACTGACGACAACGTAATAGCCTTTGTTTGCTTCAGAAGCAGCAGGCAATGCCTGACCAACTACAAAGCTCAATGCCGTACCTTCAGCCGTAACCGTTGCCATCAAGTTCGTGCTGGCGTCGTAAGTACCAGCAAGAACAATCTCACCAACGCTGATACCAATTGGCTGCCAAACGTTCCCGTCCCAGAGAAAATAATCTCCGGTAAGTGAGTTCAGGTGCGTTTGACCAATAAATGCACCGCCAGCAGGTGTTGTCGTTGCAATCGTTGCCGTGGAACGATCAGCAAGCTTTTCTGCTGTTACAGAATCAGCCGCGAGTCGAGCCGCCGCGAAAGTTCCTGTTGTAATTTTTGCCGTATCAAGGTCAGGAATATCGGCAGCCACAAGCGCCGAAGTATCCGTAATATGCCCTTGCGCATCAAATGTGACTTTCGTTCCGGATCCTGCCGTGATTGAATTGCTGTGATTGAGATCACCATCGGCATCAACGCTTAAGCCATTGCCCGGCCTGACAGCGCCTGTCGTGCTTGACGTTGCGATCGGAATGTCACCAGCAACAATCTCTCGACCGCTAGTAACTAAACCGTTTGCGTCGTACTGAACAATATGGTTGTCAGTTGTTTCGGCGATGACGGTGTTATCAATCTGAATCGTGTCCGAAGACATCGTCAAACCATTACCGTTGACGATTACGCCACCTTTTGCAGAAGTAGTTGCAGTCGGCAGATCAGCGCCAGCAATGGCTCGATAACTGACTGCGCCAGCATCACCAGTCGGGCCTGCAAGGAATTGAGCAGATGCACTCGTATTATCCAGCGTTGCGGTGATCGTTACGGTGTCATTGTCTGTTGTGGCAGTAATGTTGACGACTCCAGTCGCGTCGCCATCAACGGTGTTAATTGAACCGGCAGCACGAATATCTTTCCAATCAGACCCATCCCAGAGATAGATCTTGTCATCCCCCGAGTCATAGGCGAGCTGTCCATCGAAAGCACCGCTATCCGGCAGCGAAGTGACAATGTCGACTGTTGACTCATTCGCCAGTTTTGCTGCAGTGACGGCATCAGCAGCAATTTGAGTCGTACCTACACCACCATCAGCTAGTGCCGTTCCAGCAATATCACCTGCACTGAACAGAATCTTTGCGCCTGGGATGGTGTCGTCACTGATCAGCGTGACACCATTGGCGATCAGGTCACTGACCGTCAGCTTCTTGGTTTCGCTCGCGCTGTCGTCAACAACAGCTAAAACATCAGCTGCGACCAGATCAGATCCAGCAAGAGCGTTCAGTTCGCTGATTTTCAGGTCGGCCATGAACGCTACGCCCTAAACCACTGAGTCACCTCATCATAGTGGTAGCGCTAGCTCCGTTCCAGCGTCAGAACTCCTGCAGTAAAGCGTCTGTCGTGCCTTGCTCCAGCAGGATGTCATCGGAGTTTTCTTGGAGCAGCTTCGGCGGTGATTCCAGATTCATCCGAATTTCTATCGGGCCAGTCGTAATAAAATCAGCCGTAAACTGAATAGCATCAGACGGCGAAAACTGAACAGCACATGCCGTCAAAACACCAGTAAATTCGTACCAGATCTCTTGCAGTGCCGTACCACTATCCCCGCTTGGGTTGTGGCTGGTCGTTTTAAGGTAAAAACGAGCCCTAAATTGACTGCCAACTCTTGTCCGAAGCTGCAGTTCTAGTAAATAATTTGGCAGCTCATTTTCTGTGTCACCTGTGTATTCCCAAAAACAAGACATCCGACCCGAACCAGACATCAAGGTGCTGATTCGATTGCGAAACTCGTCCGAAAGCGCTGTTGTGTCAACGGTTTCGCGCTCGGTATTCAACTCAAAGCCACTGCATTGCGCCAAAAGCCGTCGTTGTGCATTCTCGACTTTTACTCGAATGGGGATGTCATCCCCTGGCGTTGCAAGGGCAGTAGCGTTAGCCGTTCCACCATTCACTGCATGAGCGAACGAGTCATAAAGCCTGATGCCGTCTAGCTCGTCAACGTTGATAAATTTTTTGACGCTGGTTTTGGTATAACTGCTGATGAAATCAAGTGCCGAATCATCAGTACTCGTAATTTCAACCTGATCGCCACTTAAAAGCTGACCGTGTTCAAAATCAAAACTAAAACGCTTTTCTGTAGCGTTTACATCTGATGGGTTGATCGTGGAGCGCAGATCACTTCCGTCAAACTGCCGCTGCAGCTCGACTTCCCCAAAAGTTCCTAAGTAGATACTCATGAGATCGTAACCGTAGACAGTGCTCCCGTACCCTGGAACGCAATCTCGGCTCGCACAATATCGCCAGTTGCCGCTCCAATAGACGCACTGGTGATATAGGCCGTCAGCTTAATGTCGTTGTTATCCGTTCCATCAACCCAGCGGAAGGTCAACTCAACAGTGTCGGAACTGCTAACGCCTGTCGTGCCAGTTTTATAGAGCTTGTTCAGAAGGTTGGTCGTGTTAATCGCACCGTCACCATCCTTGTAATAAAGCAACGTCGCACTGCCGCTATAACCCGAGATGCCAGGTGTATAGCTGCGGATGTTTTCGCTCAAAGTGGTGGTTTCGAGCGTTTCAAGATTGGCAGACAGCGAAAAGTTCACGACCTTGGCAAGGGTCGTCCCAGCAAGCTGCATTACGCCATCTCTGCCGGTGTAAACCTTTGCCATTACGCCACCGCTCGTAACTTCACTGTAACGCTGCTGATGCCCGGACGCACTGACACGATTGAAGGCGGAGCGTCATAACGCCATAACGTTCCAGGGCCTCGATCAAGCTTGCTGGTGGCCGATCCTGCAAGATCCCAGCCCTCGTATGCTTCGTCTGACAGGTAAAACCGCTTGAAAGTGCCGTTTTGATCTTCGTAATCGGTCAAGAACAAGTTGGCCTCTTGGTCAGAGATGTTTGCATAAGACAGCTCAAACACCTGATTAACCCTTCTCGATCCATACAGGATCCTGACTTCCGCGCCATTTTGCGCGTTGAATTTCTTTATCGGAAAGTCGCCCGGAGAAAACGTGCGACTCGATGGAACCAGGGTAGGAAAAGCCATCACTCAATCACCCGAAAGATGCTGTTGGACTTGTCGAGCACGTCCTGAGCCACAATGCTATGCCCATTTTCGTCGGTAGGCACCTCAACGGCACTGATAGAGACCAAGCCGTCCTCCTCTAAATTTAGCGAGTCGATTTGGTAGGCGCTGTAATCCGTCTCACGCGTCAGCAGGCTGAACAAATAACCATAGAATCGTGAGTCTTGAACAATGCCGTTCGTAATCGTAATTTGCGCTTCAATCACTTCCTGGTCGGCTGACCCATAAAGCAACGCATTGTAAGTACCGTTTTCGATGTCAACAAAAGAAGTCACATTCCCGGCATCACCGATCCTGCCATTTGCGTCAGCGTTGTAAACACTTGCCTCTGTCATGACTCGAATGTACGAGCCCGGCTCGATAGTGAGCTGTTCTGGCGTTGTTTTGAAGCTGATTGTTTTAGTGATACGGCGACGCGTACTCATTAGAAACTTTGCCGTCATCAACGCTTGTCTTTGGTTAGTGCAAAATTCGCTTAGATCGAATGACTGCTCGGTCGAGTCTGCATCTTGCAAGTCCGCCCAATACACCAAAGCGGAGGCTTGGTAAGGCAAATCATTTTGGTCAGTGACGCGCCAAGTCACAACCGCGCGAATGTTTGACCGCTGCGAAATATCGATATATTGCAGCTCTAACGTGTCTTCAATAATGTTACCCGCGGTGAAAATTTGATCTATTTTGAGAGGCGTTGTTGCATTTATTTTGCCGCCGACGTACGTGTAGATATTGCCGCTGCCATCATACATTGGTGTCTTAAAAAACGGCACCGCGGGCTGCATTCCAAACTTGCCGTTTTTGATCGTGAAAGTGCAAAGCAGTAAAGGGGCCGTGTCGTAAAGAAAGCTGCGGAAGCTTTCGCTGTCTTCTAAAACCCCATCAAAAAAGATTTGGTTGTTGTGCAGAAAGTCGGCAGTTGTCTCAAGGGAAGTTACGTCGATTAGCTCCCCCGGAACAGTGCTGCCAACGCCTTGCTTTTTGTCTGTCAACAAGTAGTAAACAAGATCGGCAAAATTGTTACTTGCAGCTTGCACCGCTCTGAGATTACGCAAACCAAAACGCAATCTCGTGACTGAAATCCCATCAGGGGTATTAATGCGAAGCTGCTCAACTCCGTTAATTTCCCCGCTTGATTTAACAGTAAACCCAACTGTTGTCATGTTGCCATACTCAGCCAATGTTTCGTTCACGATGTACTCGTTAACGTACGAAATTTCATGCTCAGGGCCCGAGTCATTTGATTTTTGAACTTGTTCGTAATAACTGCAATCCGCAACTTGCGAATTTTCTTCCATTATTCGACCCTCGCCTGCGCCATATTGTACGCCTGTTTGTACTTCAACGTCCTGGAGTACGGTTTGAACGGCAAAAGTATATGTAATAACTGCGTAGCCGTAATTAGTTTGCCCTGCGTACAAAGCATAAACGTTGTAATGCCCGCTCGTTTGTGTGGCTACAAAGCTTGAGCCGGTAACTGTCGCGCCATTCATATTCGCCGTAATCGTAAATTTTTCCTGATCTGCCCATTCGCCTGTACTGCTTACATAGTCCATCCCAACACTGGTCCACCACCAACCTGTATTGTTTGTCGCCGCGTAAGCATTAAGAGCGTGTTCCGGGGTTGCGGTTTGTGCAGATGTTGCACTCAACCTCACCGTAATTGTTTTGTTTGCCTTGTTTGTGACTGTAAAGTCAATAGATTTATGATCGTTTTTTGAGTTCCTTGGATCGCCAAGCCAGTGTGTAATAAAAGCATGGGGAATTAGACGCGTTCTCCCAGTGTCTGTTTCATAGCCAACACCTGCGATAGATGAAACTACTCTTTGTTGTTCCGTCGTTACTACAGAAATATCGCTAGGGGGAGCCGTATAAAACTCAAAATTGTTCAAAATGTCAACAACTTGGAGGTTCTTTACTGCGCCGTTATCGTCTGTGATTGTGTTTCTGCCTTGCGTAGTTATTTCAAAAGTTCCATATCCATCAGAGTCTGGATATACCGTGATCTTTCCTGGCTGTCCTTCTGCATAAGGCACGCCCTCCGAAGACTGCAAAACAATTACAGGAGCGCTTTGCTCAGCTCTTGCGACAATGTCAGATCCTGTGCGAGGGATTAACCGGTATTCGTAATAGCCCTTGATCTGCGGATGTATTCTTAAAAAGTTATTTTGCGTTATTGGTGCGCTACCTTGGACGCAAAATAGTTGTTTGATTTGTCTAAATTCTTCCTCTGGCTGCCCTTGATCCGCAACGCGACGCACCCAAACATTAAAACAAGACGATCGCAGGAAATACTTATCCATGCGACCAGTAGACAGATTTATATCTTGGTTGTCTAGTTGGAGAAGCTTGCCTGGTGAAGGGACTTCATTAAAGTTGCACAGTCCAGAAGCTCTATTCCAGACCTGACTGCGAATCCCAAGTTCAATCGTATCCGCATTGCGGCGAACGGGACGAATCGTGGCAACATTCAACCTGCAAAGATTGAAGTACCAGTTTTCAATAAACTTTTCCGAGTTTCTTAGGCTTTCTTGCCCCTCGTAACCGCCAAGAGCTTGTCGAAGCGTATCCGTTCCAGGAATCCCAAGAACGTTTCCGCCAACCTGCGCAACGCATTCCATGTAGACATGGATAACCGTAGGATCTTCTCTTCTGTTATTTACAATCCAAACAACACCTCCGCAAATCCATCTAGTGCCGACAGTCAAAAGATCTGACGCTCTCTGACGCCAACCTTTTGCGCTGTTTTTGAGATCGTCAAGATTGACTTCTGTCCCGCCAAATCCTGATCCATCTTGGAAGGAAGTTCTTTCTAAATCACCCCATGAATAATCATCTTTGTGAATTTCAAAAACTGCTTGATCGCCGAGACTAACCACAACATCTGTTTTGGTTGAATACTCGCTTCCGTTCGCATAAATAAAGCCCATGCGCCTCGAATAGGCTCTACCCTCTCCAGGCATTCCGGTAAACGCTGGATAGTTCGGATCGTGCAAAAAGTCAGCGCCAGTTCCGGCAATTTTGCGCCGTTTTGCTCGCAAATCAAACTTCGCAGTTTGGTTGTTTTCTACTGCCGTTTTTGGTGCGCTGATTATGTCCCAGTTGTATTTGTAGGCAGTGCCGTTGTGAATTGGAGTGCTTGTGCCGAACGTAGTGTCACCACTTGGCACATAAGACATCGAAAAATTATCACTTAATTCCTCGTTGCTTACAGGAGCGGTAAAAACTGGCCTGCCAACCGTGCCAGAGTCATAACTACCTTCAGAGCCGTGCAATAACGTGCGTGGCCGATTACCTCCAGCCTGAGAAGACCAATAAAACGCATAATCGCGATCGCCCAGCGCGCTTAAAGCAGTGGTGCCAAGAAGAATTCCGTGCTTATCAGGTGTCTGAAATATCCCTGCCTGCCCGACAACATAAATACCTTCAAACGCTTGATAACCGCCATAGGCATACACGCGAGACCATACAAGTGCTGGCACAAGCGATAATCCGCCAGTACGTTGTTCTCCGACATAACTACGGCTGCCAAACGGGATTGGTATTGGACTATTTAACTCGGCAAGACTTGGTGCGTTATCAAAGCTGCTCGACTGGTTGTAACGACTCGGGCCAACTTGATCAGCAAGCCTTCTGCCCGTGATTTTTTTCTTATTGCCACCGGCAACATCCTCAAACGATGGCGGTTTTGGAGCTAGCAAAACGCTTGCAACCGTAAGCAATGCCCCGACAACAAGGTTGATGGCAACAGCTGTTAACGTTGCCGGTTCATTTACAACATCAGGAATATGGTCATACTCAGCAGGTCGCACACGCTGGCGCAACATCGCATGACGCACCAGGGTTTTGTATTCTTCCTCAGTGCAACCGATCGCCTCGATCAGCGATTTTTCGTACGGTAAGAGCGGCGGATCAAAAGCCTGTCCACCGGTTTCCAGTCCACTGCGGAAAGAGAGTTGTTGATGTAAAGGACGCCACTCTGCCATAAGACTCCGAAGGCCAGCGGCCTAACGCCCAGCAATGCTATGTCGCCATCATAACTAGGGCGATCAAGTCGCTCACAATAATGATTCAACTCCTTCAAAACCTGCCGTGGCGTCATCTCGTACCAAGCATCTCTTACGCCGGGGTTGGCAATGCCAAGGCGGTCTAATGCGTCGATGACAAGATGGATGCAGTCGTTTTCGCCGTAGCTGTACTTACGGCCAATCAGATCACTACACACTGACGTTTGCCGTGAAAGGAATGTTACCAACCTGCTGACGACGTAATCGACGCCCTGGCACGTTGGTCTGTACTGCATCGAGTACAGAATTCAACTTAACCTGCAATTTAGTTTCGTCCCAGCCGCCTGCAGAACAAGAGCCGAAATACTCGTACAAAGTGTTGTTAATGGCAAACGTGGTGCTGTCCCAAAGTACGGTTTTTACTTTGGCAACGTAGTTATTATCTAAAGCTTCAACTACAAAATTTCGAGCGATCCTGCTGTTGCCGAATTGAAGCGTAGCGTCAAGATTGTCGCCTGACAAAGTTGCTACCGCGCCGGCAAAAGCAAATGGCAAGAATAAATAAGGTTCCGAGGACGAAGAATCAACAACTGAATCATTCAGCCGAAAATTTTGAAAGCGAAACCGATTCAGGCCACCGGATGGCCCAACCTCAAGCAAATGTCCGTAATTAAATTCCATCAGACTCCAATCCTCCGACGAACAGCAGATGAGTTGCGAATAGAACCAAGCGCCCTGCGTTCACCTTCAACAGCACCTTGCTGGGCCGCACGTTGCATTCCAGCCTGGAACTGCTCAGCGGTAACGTAATCAACTTCGTTAATTCGTTCAACACTAAAGCGAACGTCGATTGGTGCAGCAACTGCAGCTCCACCGGCTTCACCGCTTGTGCCACCTTCACCGTTTTCTGGGATAACTGCAGCACCGCGAGCGCCGCGTGAGTAGCGCGACATTGCAGTGCGCATCTTGTTTTCTGGTATCACATATTCCGGGCCAGCCTCTCCAATGACAGCGTTTGTGGCACCCGAGACGTAATCACCTTCAGCCTTAAAGAAATTCATGCCGCTCGTCTTTGGAGCTGCTGCTTCAGGAATCTTGTAACCACCAGGGCCTGCAGTATCAGCGCCACCTAAACGAGGGCCGCCAAGTGCATTCAAGATCGACTGATAAAT